AATCTTGCAGTAGAAAATGTAATAGAAGTATACAACAAACTAAACTATGTAGGTGGTGAAAGTATGGAACGCATCAATTGGGATACCAATAATCCAGTAGAGTATGACGATGATGATGAGTAAATTTGGATGGTGTACTGGACACGAAATAGAACAGCAACACAGCAAGTGCCCAAAAGAATTTACTAATAACGTAAGCGACTATACATTGAAATGTGATTGTGAATGCCATGAGCAAAAGTAAACAAAAAGGTACGGCTGCTGAGACAGCAGTAGTTAACTGGCTACTAAGTAAGGGACGCAAGCATGTTGAACGTAGATCTCTTAACGGAGTCAATGATCGAGGTGATGTTGCAGGTATGCCTGGAGTTGTACTCGAAATAAAAAACTGTGCCAAGATGGAACTATCAGCATGGTTAAAAGAACTAGAAGTTGAAATGGTTAATGACAAAGCTGACACAGGTGTAGTGATTCATAAGAAAAAAGGAACCCAAGATGTTGGGTTATGGTACGCCACTATGCCAGTGCATGTATGGTTTAAACTAATAGAAGACGCAGGTTACTGATGGACGTACCACCTATTGCTGCAATCATAGAGCACTACGGTGGTAGATTACGTAGAGACTATGGCAGTTGGCAAAAGATTAAGTGTCCATTCCATGACGATAGCCATGCATCAGCAGGCGTATCAGTTACAGATAACATCTTTGTATGTCATGGCTGTGGAGTAAAAGGAAATGCATTTAACGTAATCAAAATACACGAAGGAGTTAAGTACGGTGAAGCTATCAAGATCGCAGAAGGTATTACTGGAGAAAGCTACAAGTCATTACGAGGAGTACCTTCCATTGGCAGAAGAGTATCTAGCCAAGCGAGGGATAAGTCTAAAGACAGCTCAAGAGATTCGATTAGGAGTCGTCGTTGATCCACTAGCAGGACAAGAAGCATTTGTAAATAGACTTGCTATTCCATACATAACACCAACAGGTGTAGTTGATGTAAGGTTTAGATCAATGGGATTAGAAGAGCCTAAGTACATGGGTATGCCAGGAACTTCTACTAGGTTATACAATGTTAATGCACTGCACACGGCAGGCAATTTTATAGCGGTATGTGAAGGAGAAATAGATGCTATCACTCTTAGTTATTCTTGCGGCATTCCTGCTGTGGGTGTTCCTGGAGCTAATGCTTGGAAACGGCACTACGGACGTTTACTGGCAGACTTTGAAACTATCTATGTTTTTGCTGACGGTGATCAGCCTGGCTCTGATTTTGCAAAGAGTCTAAGTAAAGAGTTTAATAGTGTTATCATTATGCAGATGCCTGAAGGTGAGGATGTTAACTCAATGTACTTACGTAACGGATCAGGTTACTTCACAGAAAAGATTGCAGCATGAGCACTAAGCAAGACTTAAAAGAACTAGAAGAACACGAAGCTAAACTAAAGGATTACAATGCAGGACTTCAGCGAACAAGAAATCAATCACATCTTCCAAGCCCTGATCAACATGGGATTAGAAGTTGTAGATGTCAAATATGCGAACGGACTTACTCTAACATTAAAGAGACCAACGCTAAAATAAAACCACCATTAGAGTTTGAAGCTGCCATCATAGCTCGCAAAGCTATTGAGTTACTAGTGCAAAAGCATGACGACTATGGACCAAGCAACATCTCTGATGCACCAGGTGGACCACTGAACGGACTAAGTGTTAGGCTACATGACAAGGTAGCAAGACTAAACAATCTATTGTCAAACAATAAAGAACCACAAAACGAAAGTGTACAAGATACATTCATTGACATCCTTAACTATGCACTCATTGCCTTACTGGTAATTGAAGGCAAGTGGGATACTACTAAGTAGGTAAACATGAAAACAGTTATAGTGATTCCAGACATGCAAGTTCCTTACCATGATCCTCGTGCTGTACGTGCAGTACAAAACTTTGTGGGTGACTACCAACCAAATGAACTTTACTGTGTTGGTGATGAAGCAGATAGTCCTGAACCATCACGATGGAACAAAGGTTTAGTTGGAGAGTTTGAAGGAACTCTGCAAGCTGGACTAGATCGTACTGCTGCCATTATGAAAGAGTTTAAAAACAAGTTAGGCGATAAGCCTTTCCATACTATGAGGAGTAACCACGGTGACCGAGTTGAGAACTATGTCAAAAGATACGCACCAGCCCTGGCAAGTCTGCGGGAATTGGAATACTCCAAGCTTCTACATTACAGCGAAAACGAAATTACCTATCACGATAAACTATGGGAGTTTACGCCAGGATGGGTACTGGCACATGGAGATGAAGGCAACATCTCAAGGCAAGCTGGTGGGACGGCTTTGGCTTTGGCTCGCAAGATTGGGTCTTCGGTCGTCTGTGGGCATACACATCGTGCGGGAATTCAACATGAACACCAAGGCTACAACGGCAAGATTCACAGTCGTCTCTACGGAGTTGAAGTCGGACACCTTATGGATCTTAGCCAAGCGTCTTATTTAAATACTGGTAGTGCTAACTGGCAACAAGCATTTACTATTCTCTACATACGTAGAGGTAACGTAACTCCTGTTGTTGTACCTATCAATGGACGATCTTTTGTAGTCGAGGGTAAGACGTATGAGTTCTAATGGAATTGTTTATGAGATGTACCATGCTATGGTCAAGCAGATTGGATCAGAGTTTAAGCGTAAGTACCAGATGGTTGAACGCGAAGACATTGAACAAGAGTTATGGCTATGGTTTGCTGAACATCCTAACAAAATAGAAGAATGGTTAGCTCTACCTGATCAGAAAGATAGAGATAAACTATTTGCTAGGTCACTACGTAACTCAGCACTAGACTATTGCATCAAAGAAAAAGCACATAAGTCTGGTTACAATGCTGAAGATAACTTCTGGTACAACAAGCAGTTCATTAAGCTTATGATTCCTGCTGTACTTAGTGACGACTGGACTAAGTTCAACAACACACTAAGCAACATGGGTCGTACTAGTAAAGCACTAGCAGAGTCAGGTGACTTCATGGCATTTAGTTCTGATGTCAAGGTTGCTTTCGATAAGTTAAATGACAGAGAGAAATCATTAGTTCATTTATTTTATGGAGAGCAGATAGATGGAGCAGAACTAAGAGATCGTATGGACGCTGACAAGTCACAGAAAGCAGTGATGATGGAAGCTAACAGAGCAGTCAACAAAATGGTCAAGATACTAGGTGGTAATCCACCAGTAAGAGACGAAGACTACCAAAGTAATACATAAAAAAATAACCCCTCTTAGGGTAGTAAGTACTAAGTTCATACTCTACTACCCCAGAGGGGATTACGTGGCTCTACGTGGCTCTGAGAGCCAGCAATGAGCATTGTAGCCCACAAGTCTTGGGGAAACTTTTTAGTTCTAGCCCTAGTGGGGTTTGTTAAATTGTATCCTAGTTAGCCTTTATCTGCCGTCCGTCTAGGACGATAGGTGCAGTACCATCATGGTCAATGAAGATACCTACTGGCATAGCACCACCTGAAATAAAGCCATGAGCTAGGGTTACCCATACAGTTCTACCTGCCATCCCTGGATGGACAGGGTAAGAGAAATGACCAGTGTAGTCAGCCTTAGCAGTTCCTGGATAACGACAGAAGCGGAAGCGAATAATGTTTGGTAGTCCACCAGGTGGTAGTTCTACCTGAATAGTAGTCTCCCACATATTGCGTCTGCTACGTACTGAACCCTTCCAAGATGTCTTGCCGTTGATGCGGACAGCAACGGCTTTACCTGAAATGATGGACTGCTTGTCCTTGTTTGATTCTACTTTTGCAATCATGCTTTCAACCACTTATCTGGATTAACGTGCTTAGTTGGATTCCAATGTCTTGTTGACATTACTTGGAAGTGTAAATGGGGAGCAGTGGAATTGCCAGTTGAACCTGACCAACCCAACAATTGTCCCTTCTTAACCTTTTGTCCTGATGCTACCTTGACTTTAGATAGGTGGGCATAACCTGCCCATAGTCCTGCCGAACCATCTTTAAACTTATCGTTACTAATAATTATGTGGATGCCAAACGAACGACCCCACCCACTTAGAAACTTATGTGTTCCTGAATGCACAACTACACCATTTACTGCTGCGTACACTGGTGTACCTGTAGCTGCTCTACCATCTATACCTTTATGTATTCCACCATTTTTGTATGTAGCACCATACTTAAATGTAGTTTTCCATTCTTTTAATGGATACATTATTCGCTTTCAACGCTTCCGTAGCGTAAGTCCATGCCATTGACATAGTTAATTGCTACTGGCAGTGCTGCACCTAATGCAATAATAACAACTGGTGCTAGATCAAAAGATGCAATGTTATCTAGAACATATACAAGGACAGCACCTAGTGCTGCCTTTAACATGCCACCAAATGGACTATCTGCTAACCAGATACCAAATCTTTTTGCTTTACTCATTATAGTTTCCTTACTGTTACTAATAGTAAGCCACCAAAGCCACTACTATTTTTATCTGGAGAAGATTCATTACTAAATCTAACTTCTTCAATTACACCTTGATACTGCTCACCAGTACGGTAGTCAGTTACTGTTACAAACTTACCCGTCTCTTCAATAGATTCAATGCGTTGAATAAATTCCATAGCACGACCATCGTAACCAAAAATAGAATTAAATCTGTCCATCTCATTGTCATAACAAGACAGTGGGTACTGATACAAACGCTGACGGCGTGTAGCTGGAGTAGATTTAATTTGGTAAGCCTCTAGTATAGGTAGGTCTTGATCATCGGTAGAGTTGTTAAACACAAACTTAAATGCCATAAACTCTTGCTTCGTAGAAGGCGTAGTTATTAAAATATCTTTATTGCTTAAGCCTGCACTAACAACTGCAAGAGATGATTCAAGACCAGACTTATCAATAGTAAAAATGGTTATACTGTCACCTTGACCAGTAGTACATTGAAGATTAACGTATCTAAAAAACTTAGGCTCAACAGTTCCATAACGAATCTTACCCGTCTTAAGCCAGCCAGTGCTACGCTTTCTAGTGGTGTGTTCTACTTGTAGCTCACCCTTAAGACCGTCTTGATTTTCTTCAACTACCATGACCAATCTATCGTCAACTAAATAAACTTCAGTTGCTTCAGAGTCATCTCCATCTTTACTAGATTGATACTCTAAGTCGTAAGCATAAGCAAACGTACCGTCACTAAATGATTGTGATAAGTCAATACGAATTAAACAAGCATTAGTGTAAGCACCATCAGCTACTTTAGTGGCTGCATAAATATACTTATCCTTAGTAGCAAAACCATTAACTGCATAAGTAGAATCAATTAGTAATGGTCCAAGTGTTACTAATCCAGTAGGACCTACCTGACATATACGTACACCCTTAGTGGTAGCAACTGCTAAGTATCCTAAGTAGTATTCAATTGCAATAATGTTTTCGCCATCAGGCATAGATGCTACAACAAAACCGCCTGGCAAGTCAGGCAAGTTAGTTCCTTCATCAAAACCTATTGCATAAATTTCAGACTTGTTACCAGCATTACCAGCAGCATAAACATAAGTTGGACCAGCTGTTACATCTTTCCAGTTCCAGTTAGGATTAATGTGGACCTTAGATGTACTAGATGCAGCAGGCATGTCATTGCTACCAGTGTGATTACCATTGCCAGTATAAGCAGCATTTAATAAGTAAAGAGTTTTACCATCACCAAAAAACAACTGTCCTTTAATGTATTTAATTACACCTTGAGTAACAGAACTGTGTCTAGCAAATACAACATCAGTATCTAAATCATTAACAAGACCAGTATGAATACAAGTAGAACAGGCAGCGTAGTACCTAGTACCATTAGTTGCTACAGAAATAATTGGAAACGTAGTTGAGTGACCACTAAGTGTTGATCCACCAGCTACCACATAATCATCTTCGGTTGCTGCACTATTACCATTTAAAACAATCCGCTTTAGTACACCAAGACTATCACCAGATACAAGACAATCATTAGTACCGTCGTTACCAGTAGCAGCATTAATGCCACTAGCATCACTGTATGCATAGAATACATCTGGAAGTAATGTAGCTTGTCCAATAGTCCATACATCTACACCACGACTATCTGCAAACCTATGGCTTACATGTTCGTAGTCAGTGCCTGGTTCATAGAATGAAATGCCACTACCATTATGCCATGATGTCTGTGATCGTAACCACCAACCAGTAAGTGATTGCTCACCTGGTTCAGGACTATTATCAAACTGATCTTTTTTATATGGTGCAGTTTCACGACGATATGGATTTTGATTATTGACACTAACAATAAATGGTAGATCATCAATAACAATATCAAAAGCTGTATCAGTTAATTCAAAGGTTGCTTCGGTTGATGGTACGGCAAGGTCATATGGAACACCTTCTGTAATATCATAAGTTGGCACTTATGCTCCTTAGAATTTGATGATAAACTTGAGTGTGAAGTATGGCTGTAAGTTACCGTTAGTAGCACTTGCACTTGAACCGCCAGATGTTTTGTTATCTGTTCCAGTTCCATTGACAGTTACACTTGTTGATGCATTATGACTGTGGTCTCCAGCATACTGCAGATAAGGTGATCTAGGAGTTGTATTAAGCTCAAGAAGATAAATACCACCATTGGCTAAAGATCCAGCAATTTCAATATTCGATGCGTGGCTGTGATTACCTTGTGTATCAATAGATGTACTACCAGAAGCAGTGTGACCGTGGTTAATGTCTGTAACGTGAGTGTGTGGCGCAGTGCTTGTCTTAGAACCACCAGTTCCCTTTAATGTACCAAAGGCATCATCATCAGTCTTAAAACCAGCAGGTACAAATCCACGCATATCAGGTACAGTTGCACCTACAATACCAGCAAGAGTCGGATAACTAGCGGTTGATTGACCATTGCACTCTAGCCAGCCAGTAGGAATTTCATTTTTAGCCCACATAACAATAGAACCAACTGGAGTGTTAGTTGTTAATGCCGTATTAATTGTACCAATTTGCGTTTGAATTGAAGAAGTAACTCCATCAACATAGCTAAGTTCAGTAGAAGTAATTGTACCAATTGAAGTAGTAGATGGAAGAACTACGGTTCCAGTAAATGTAGGATCAGCACTAGGAGCTTTAGTATTTAATTGTGTTTGAATAGCAGAAGTTACACCATCAACATAATTAAGTTCTGTTGTGCTAAGTGTTGCACCATCAAGAATATTTAACTCTGTAGATGTAGCAGTAAGATTAACATTTTCATTAATCTTTGGTGTAGTTAAAGTTTTGTTAGTAAGAGTTTGTGAATTTGTTGTACCAACAACAGCACCAGTTGCACCATGTGCAGTGGTAGTATTGTCAAGATGATCGTGTACTAACTGTAAGTCAGAGCCAACAATCATGTGACGAACTGAATCACCATTCGTATGTGGGTAAGCAGTAGCACCAGTTTCAATAGCTCTTTGAACTCTAACTGTTGGTGCAGTTAAAGTAGCATCTGCAACTACAAGTACAACTTCTTCACTTGCAGTATCTGGACTAAGTACAAGAACATATGGTGGACTAGGTAAGCCTGTTACGTTGTTAAGAGTAAGCTGTGTGGTACTATTGTTTATATCACCACTTAATGTTTTAGGTTCTGCAATAGATGTGTAATTACGGGACATGATTTACCTATCGTGTGAAGTGGATTCTAGTTGGGTTACGATCAGTTAACTTTCGACTTTCTTCAGCAAGTCTCTTGTCATATAGTGCAAGCAAGTACTTAGCAGTATTAGTACCAGCACCATAAGAACGACCAGCAATCTGTGATTGTTGATCTGATTCAGCAGAGCCAAAAGTTAGACGACCTGGATCTACAAATGAAGCTAGTCGTGCTGCTGCACCAAGAACAATTACATCCTTACAGGACACAGGTAAACCAGTGACAATTTCAAACTCATCATCATTAGTATCCATTACGGTTGGTGCGGATGTATAAAATATCTGTACAGTTCTTCCTGGTTCAACACCAGAGTAAAGACTAATACTGTTGCGAGAATTAAAAGCAGCAGTGTTAGCCATAGAATCAACACGCCAACTACGAATAGGAAGCCATTCTTTAGATGGACCAGTAGTTTGGAAGGATACTGCAAGCACAGTTTCTGCTTCGTCAGGTAAAGCATAAGTTGATTTAGCTGTTGAGTAAGAAAATGTATGGGTAGCAGTAGCATACAAGTCTGGATAAACTGCCTGAATTGTATCATTAATAGCTTCCTTAATGTCTACAGATGGGAAGGTAGGAGATACAATTACACGTGCACCGTTCTGATGTGTAGCAGCAGATGTGCCATTGTACCCACGACCATAAGGTGGAATGCTAAGTACACCAGTATTGCGGTCATATGAATCTACATAAATTAATTCATCATCAATTTGGATAACACCAGTAGAAATGTTAGTAGCAGAAGCAACAGTAATACTAGTTGCAGTTGTATTAACTGCAGCAGTAAGGTGTGTCTGACGATCTTGACGCAGAGTAAAGCCTGCTAATTTACGTGATACCTCATCAGTCATTTGACCAAACGTAGCCATTATTTACCTTCCAGTCTTTCAATATAATCTGCAAACTTTTTAGCTTCTTTAGCAAGTTCTTTTCTTGTTTCAACATCTGTGGCTGGAGTATCTTTCCATTCTTTTCTAAGTCTTTCTACTTCAGCTCTTGCCTTACTAATCTTTCCTTCTGTCGTAAGTTTTGCTGTAGATCCACCCTTGCCAGGAACTGCTTTTTTAATCTTTGGTTCGCCAAGAATATTTTTTTCTTTGCTTTCGGCAATACCTCGTTTATTAATTTCATTTGCTACTTCAACAGACTTAGCTCGCTCTTCATCAGTAAGTTCTTTTGAAGCTCTACGTAACTGTTCGTTATACTTTTTAATTAATTCTTCATTGTCTTTTGACTGCTTTAATATTTCATCTCGTTCTTTACCAGCAGCAGTTCTAAGTTTGCGAGAATTTGCTTTGTTAAAGTTTTCTAATCTATTTATTTCCGATTGAATAAATGCAGCACGGTCAACTTTTGGAGACACTCTAAGGTCTTCTGGTATCTTTGATGCACCTGTAGATGTAGTCATTGGACCACGAGGAACTGGCGGAATGTTAGTAGTATTTTCTACTTCTTCAATCTTACGAATTACACGACCAGTTTCTTCGTCAACCTCTTCAAGTATTCCTGCTTCAGCTGGAAGTTTTTCTGGTATTTCTTCATCAACCTTGGCAAGTATACGCTCACCATTT